AGTTTTTCGTAAGTTCCACCGACAACATATCGAGAACCAGAATTTGATTTCCACCCAAACAAACCTCTAATGGGGTAAGGCACTGGTTGATTTGACCTGTTTCTCCATCCACCCACTGGCATCAAATTACCTTCATGCCAGCGCACTAGATTAGCATCAGCCCAACGACCTGATGATTGAAGTTCAGTTCCACCCTTTTTAACGCCTGGTGGTATGTTCAAAGGGATATATGGCATATTAAAACTTCACACATTGAATACGCCACTGCCAGTAACCTGTTGTAGCAGATGCCCTAGCTCCTGTTGTTTTGTGCGTTAGACCAAAAGCTTGATTGTAACTTGATTGCACTTTAATTTGAGTAGTTGAACTACTTTCAATATAAGCTATAGGAACGCTAGATTGCTCAACTGACATATCAGAGTTCATAACAATATCTCCTACGCTATATCCAAGTTCAGCGTTTGTACATTTAAAATTAAAATTTACGATATCTGGCATCCCACCTAACCCATGATTAAATGTATCTGTTTCTTCACCTAATGAATTATCAAAACTTTGCCATCCACTTGTGTAAGTTTTTATTGTCGAATAACTACTTAAATCTGGAGGGGTGTATTGAAATTGCCCATTTGTATTATTGTAACTTACCCCACCACTTCCACTTGCTGATGCATCTGAAATAAAACTTAAATCCGTCAATGCAATTCCACTACTACCTGAACCAGAAATGTCCGTAGCAAATTCTAATGCCGTTCCACCAGAATTTACTTTTAAAACTTGTCCAGCACTTCCCATTGATGATGGAGTGTCAGACAAATCTAAAACTGATTGTGTAGCAAATTCAGTATTATTCCCTGCACTATTTACTCTTAAGACTTGTTTCGCACTTCCTAAAGAATTTGGCGTGTCAGTAATTGAACTTTGAAACACAGTGGTAGGTATGGCATCTGACACAGTTTTTATAGTCGTATCAATGGTTTGAATTGAAGTATTTAAAATAGACCCCCATTGATCCTGATCACCACCCAATGTTGGTCGGCTTATATTATAATTTGTGGTTTCGTTTGCCATTTTTAACTCCTATCTATCTTCGAAAAGGCATATTGTCTGTCCAGGTTTCTGAAATGGGTGGAACATTTTCCCAATAAAGTCTAATTGCTGACGTTGTTGTTGAAGTTGCTGTAAAAGAAGAAAGAAACCCTATTTGTCGGTTTGCATCTCCAGTCATAGTTGAAGTTCCTGTGTGTTGTGATCCACAAACAAAAGTTCCAACTGCATTGCTAGTCATTTGACTATCAAAGGCCATCTGACTTTCACCTGACATTTGAGCCAATGCAGACACAGCCATAGTTGAACTTGTGACCATTGGTGATGCAATAAAAAATGTTTCTCCAACGTCACAAGTCATCGATGACTGTGCTACAAAAGATGCAGAAACAGGTTTTGTGACTAAAACACTAGAAGCCATTACACTTTGGGAAACCATTGCAGACGCAACAGCAATAATTTTTACAAATTGTGCTGACTGTGGTGCTGAACTATGTGGTGCTTGTGAAAACATATTTTATCTAAAATGGATGATCTGTATTAGTAGTAACTGAACCTGAAACTGTTAATGAGTGATTACTTGCACTTTGATCTGTAAAAGAAGTTCCTGTATCATTTTGTGCTGTAAGTAAAACTGTACCAGATACAGCAGTTAAGGGGCTTGTTGGAACAGTAAAACTACTTGTGCCTGTGTTAAGTGCTGTACCTTTGATAACTCTAAAATTACTTAAACGTATTCCTGAAAACCCAGTTGTTCCACCCATCCAACCAGGTGCATATCTGTTAATACCAATATTAGTTGAAGTGTGATTTTGTGAATATGTAACAGTACCTTGATGAACACCATCAATATACGCTCTTTTAACATTAGAAGCATTTGTAACTCTGGCATGATACCAAGTACCTGTAGAAACTCCTACATTGGAAAATGAGATTGAGTAGCCACCAAAATATAAATAGTGAGAAGTCGTGCTATTCATTCTCCACATAATACCATTACTTCCTAAATCGTAAAAATAATTGTCAGATCCAAAAGATGATATCTTATACCAAAATTCAATAGTATAATCTCCAGTTCCCATTGTGAAATCAGAAGAATATTTTTCTATGTATGATGAATTGCTGGCAAAATCAAAAGATCCCTCACCAATGAAAGTTAGAGTAAAATTCTGAACTGTAGTAGCAGAATTAATTGTGTCACTCATACTAAAAGTTAAACTTACTGAACCACCTGATCCTGATGTAACAGGATTAATTTTAAAAAATCTGTTTGTAGTTGTTGCCCCTGCTGCTAGTGCAGAATAAGTACCACCAGAAGTAGCACTAGTTGTAACTGAAGATATAATTCCAGATGTACTTCCTGTAGTGACAGCATAAGAATTTTGTAAAGTTGTTCCCTCATCAACATCTGCTCCTACTAGCTCAATAGACGTAGCAGTTCCATCTGTGGCTAATGTTAAGTTAGCACCAGTGCTAGGCGATGAAATTGTTGGAGAAGTATTTATGACAGCTAATTTATACCACCCACCACCATTAAAAACATAAAGAGATGAATTGGCTGTAACAAGCCCCATGTCACCAGAGGCAGGTGAAGTTGAAGTCATGTCAGAAATTGAGGCGTAAACTTTTACTGCACCAGCAGAACTATTGGCTGGCGTACTGCTGCCAGCTTGTGTCTGAAATTTTACAGTATTGTCAGAACCCTTGGAAATGAGAATTTTATTATTATCATCACCAATGATTATTGGGTCACTTCCTGATCTCGCACTTCTATCTCTCGCCTTGCTCATTTTTTATTCCTCATTCTGGTTTTGATGGCCAAGTTACGTTGTATATATCAGAGGCTTTTGTTATATCACGCAAAGCCTGTCTGTAAGTTCTCCAAGCAGACGCATCACCAGACGCATCTTCGATCTTATGAATTTGCCAATCAGCTTCTTCTAATAAGGGTTTTCTAGTTGCACGAATTGCATTTAATTGATTTGTATCAAGTTCATTTTGATAGTCTGTTTCTTGTTCAGATTTAGTTTTTCCACCTTCAATATCTGAAAACCTATCAACTTCTTTCCACTTCTGTACCCATTCATTATTACTATTTTTTTCTGCCCCATCTCTAATGATCATTTTCGTATTATCAGAAGCAGTAGGTGGATTAGAAGAAAGAACACTTTCATAACCTAATTGTGCAAGTATTTCTGAAGATAATACTTTTGGGAAACTAGTGTTTGGATTGTGTGCCTTTATCCCATCCATTGTTCTAATTGTACCATCAGTATGAATATATTCACTCATTTAAAACTCCTATAAACTAAAATCCATCTCGCCAATCGTCAGGTAAAACAGTTGCACCCATTAAACTACTGGTAATTAAACTTAAAGAATTAGCCCCATGATTATCTAAATTTTTTGAAGTTGATAACGTACTTTGTTTACACTCTATATTCGGTGCGTTAGCATATCCTGCACAAAAAAATGTATCATTATCTGGATACCAAACAATATCCTTATGTCTACAATTTGAACCAGCACCAACAGGGGTTGAAACTTTTGAAACAGAAAAACTGTTGTCTATGTCTATTATTGAAATTCCAAAAAAAGGTGTATAATATAGGCGATATGCTACAGCAATATATTTTTCATCATCACTAATTCCTATAGCTTCAAGATTATCACTTGTAACCTGTCCTGTTTCACTAGAGGGTATAACATTAACAATTGTTCTATTACTACTTAAAGAAGTAGAACTTCCATTATAATCAGCAATATTTGCTCCAGTATAAACATATAGTCCAGTATTATTATTAACAGAACCACTAGCAACAGCTATAACGTTTCCACCTTTGCTTACTTTTATAGCACCACTACTATCAAAAGTGCTAGGTAAGCTATCTGAATCTCTATCTCCACTACTTGTTCCATTTGTGTTAAATGCACCTATACTTATATCTTTATTATCCTCATTAGCAACTGCTATATAATTACCCCAGGTCGCTACATTTACAGCTCCAGTATCTTCTAATTCACTCCATTCACCAGTTTGATTTGTCCCAGTAGAAATTTGAGCCACTCCACTATTTTCATTATCATTAACATGATACCAAAAATAATCACCACTATTCCCTTGGGGGGCTAAAACAGTTGCAATAGCACTACCAGTGCCACCAAAAAAATAAGTAGAATTATCATAATTGCTGGTAGCTGTCCATAAATTTCCACTACCGCCTGCATTATCAATATTAAGGATTGCACCACCTACTGCAGCATTTCTACCCCAACCACCAAATCCAACATATTTACTTCTATAGCCATTATCTTGCCAACCATGATGTAATCTTTCAGAAGAACCAGCCCAAGATGTAGGAAAAGAACCACTAAAAAAAGTGCTTGTTACATCACTGTAATTATTTGAAATATCATAAACCTTAAAATTGTGCGTAATAAGATATTTAGCAGGTGATGAACTATCCAAATTATTAAAGCCAGACGCACTTGATAATAATTTTTTATTACTACTCATGCTAATGCTTGCCCTGCTGTGAAGCCATAAATAGTTGAGCCACCATCATTTGTGTAGAAAGCAAAAATGTCTGTTCCACTTGTTGACAATGTTGGTGCAGTTGCTGCATTCCATTTAACAGAAGAACCCCATGTGATTGAATGAGAGCCACCATAGGTTACTTTCAGTGTAAAGAAAAATGCAGTTCCACTTGACGGCAAATTAGAAACTACAAAACTAGTTATGTTTGCAGCAGTTGTTACTGAAAAGTTATTACCATTATGGCAATCAAGAGTTAAAGTTTGATTGCTATTAGACAAAGCACCATTGTTATGATCCTCATTAATACCACCATTAGCAGTAATCTCTCCTGTAAAAACTGCTCCAGCTAGAGGCGCATAAGTGGATGATGCAGAACTTGTTGTTAAATATCCAGCAGATGCGTGATTTCCCCATCCATAAGCTGTGTTCCAGTTGGAACTATTATCAGTTACAACTGTATAAGTCCCACTACCATTCGTAGACATAATGCCAGCAGAACTAAAATCACCATCAACAACTACATCTGAGTGAGATGTTTCCGATGTCAAATATCCTGCGCTAGAATGATCACCCCATCCATAGGCTGTATCCCAGTTAGATGAATTTGCAAGTTGGCTGTGATTAGCTAATTCAATCCAATTACCACCATGAGCAAAATAACCTTTCCCAGTCGCATGAACATGAGCAAACATACCATGATAAGTCGTAGCTGATGGAAGATCAGATGTTGTAGCATACATATTTGCAAACAAAACTTTACCAGTCGTTGTGATGTTATTTGAACCCATATCAATAGCACCACCAAAAGTTCCACCGCTAGCTGACATACCACCTAGATTCGTCAGAGATGTAGACGCTGAAGAAACATCACTTAAATTATTGGATGGTTGAAGAACACTTCCTAGAGTAAAAGGCGCATAAGTGAAAATCTCCACAATGTCTGATGCGCTTGCCCCTGTGCTAAGATTGACTTGCGTTGTTCCTGCAATCGAGTAATCACTTGCCTCTAGTAAAATTCCATTAATAAACACTTGAGATTGTGCATTAACTGATAAAGTAGCCCCATTGTCATCTGTACCAGTATAGGCTGTTTGATTAGCTGAGGAAGTTTTAGTCCATCTGTTTGAAATCGCATTTAAATAAGTTGTGCCATCAACAGTGAGATTACCACTATCATCAAGAAAAACGTGTCGTGATGCTGGACTTGTTACAAATACTTCTTTTGCCCCTGCACCAAAAACAATTTTTGTCGTGTTCCCAGCAGATGTTTGATACACTGTATCCCTTGATAAAGTACGAGTTGACCCACTAACTGAGTATGTTCCCAAACCAACTTCAAAATCATAAGATGCCGTATCATAGATGACATAATACGTGGTATTACTATTGCCTATATCCTCAAAACTGCGGAAACCATCCACACTTCCAGCCAATGTAATTGAGCCGTTTCCAGTCGTTACAGTTGTTTCTTTAATGCGGTCTTTAAATATAAGAGCCATTTAAATTTCCTCTTAAGTAAGAGTGACAGTTATGCTTCCTGATGAAACCGATAAAATATCACCCACTGCAATATTTTTTGATGTTGTTAAAGCACTATGGCAGATCATTGTACCTGATGTACTTGCAGTATGGATGGAACAGTGTGTGACGTTGCCCCAGGCCGATCCTGTACATGCTGGAAATGTAACAGTCGCATTTGATGTAGCGGTATTTCCTGAGACAGTTCCAAATGTAATTGTCTGTCTTGCATAGCCATTTCCACTAATTTCATTGCCACCTGCATCTGTAGGGTCGGCTGTGTGTAAAGCTAGGTAGAGGGTTGTTGGTCTGGTAAGTGAACCACTATTGAATGTATACTGTAAAAGATGGGTTTCCCAATCATTACTGAGTGCGTCTGACATTTAATAACTCCTTATTCTAAGTTGAAGATTTGAGGCTGAATGACGAGTGTTATCAGACTCTCCATTAATTGAATTTATAATTCCTTGATAAGTTGCACCCCAAACAGCCATTCTCTCGTCTGCTTGAAGATAAGGTGATGCTTGCAACAAAGACCCATATAAATATGCATCTGGTGACATTTGCAAAAGCCAGTTTGAAGTGTTGGTATCACTAAGCGTTTCTATTTTTTGATAATATAAAAGTTCACCTGTGTAAGTAGAATCTGGTGAGGGGAAAACCTCAATAAGATCACCAACATGAGCATAAAATTGTGGCTTTCCTTTTGAATTATCTGCATCATCCCTAAATTTTGCAATTTCTTCAGGACTGGTTTGTTTTAATAATGTTGCACTTGCATCATTTAAATGAAACCGAATGCTTTGAAGCCAATCAGTAGGCGTTGCAGAATATTGCGTATCAATTTCCGCTGTGGCTTTATTATGCATTTTGTAATGCCTAATTTCTCTATTTAATTGTGTTTCTGCTAATTTAATAAAATCAGGGATTACAGCCGTTAAATCATCACGATTTAGCCAATCTGCAATGCTTAATTTTAAATTTGCAAAACTATCTAACGCCATTATAAGCCTCGAATAATTAATTTTTTGAAATCAGGATCTTTTAGTTTTTTCTTGCAGTATTCTAAAAATTCTGCACTTCCTAATCTAAGGCCAGTTTCCCTTGCCCATTTTTCTGCAAGCACCAAAGGTATTTCACCCACGTAACGCCATCTTGCAGATCCACTGTGTTTAGGTAAGTCACTTGTATGTAAAGCATGATTTCTCTGTAATACAGGTTCAATATCTTGAGTTCTGTTTACATGAATTTTACCTTCATCCTCTACAATTTCAGTTTTAATCACCATCTACCCATGCCTCATTTTCTGGTGTATTAGGGTCATCAGCAACAAATCTACCATTTTTTCTGGCTCTTACTTTTTTGCTTGATTTCTTTTCAGTTATTTTACCCCATCCTTTATCGATAATCATATCAGCCTCTGCTTGAGTAACTTCGATCTCCTCGCCACTGATGGTAGCACGCCCATTAAAAAATGGGCGTACACCAGTAGTTATTTTGACTTTAACCAACATTAAGATGTTGTTAAGTCAGCTATGACTCCATGTGCTTTTTCAAACGCATAGAATCCAAACTCTGTAGAAATAAGCCTTCTCTCTGAGTGACCATTTCTAGCAAGTTCTTTTTGGGTTAAAGGTTGTAAGGTGCAAATATGCAAGTGATCAGGATCAAGAACAAAAACATCTCTTGCTCTTGAAAATCTGTCAGGCTCAACTGTTAGCGTTCCAAAATCAGACTCATAGATTGAGAAACCAGCTACAATTGCACGACTGCCAGCACTTGAGTTTGCATAATCGTATTGCTTTGATGCATTACCGCTAAATGCACTGATTTTTTGCTTGTTGAAAGATCCGCAAACAATCGCTCTTGGTTCAGCACCTTCATCCCAGCAACTAGCAACTACAGTGGAAAGCATTGCCTCTGTAAATGCTCTTTGGTTGCCTGATGATGAATCAGTAGCACCAGCATTAGGTACACCACCTGACAAGGTTGGGTTACTGCCCCCAGTACCTCTTGAAACATTTGAGGTCAACCACGCCGGCAAACCCGGAGTCACTCTAGCTCCGCCAGCATTTGCGCTACCAGCACTTCCAGCTTTATTAGCTGTAATTGAGGCTTCCATATCACGCTTTAACTCTTTTGTTTTCATCGCAATTTGTTGCGCTAGAGTCTGAGCATTAGCTACCCCATTAACAGCCTCATTTGTTGTGCTGATTTCAATTTGCTTGTCTGCAATTTCTGTAAATGTACCTTTTCTAACAGGCAATGTTGCAGTATCGTTGCCAACAATATCACCTTCAGCTACCTGATTGTTTGATACAGCACCAGCTAGTTCAATTTCTGGAAATTCCACAAATGTGTTTTGTGCTTTTCTTTGCTGACACATAGAGTACACTGGTGTGTCAGTTGGAGAGATAGATTTTAGTATGTCACTAATATCCTCTCTAATTGTGGTAACATCATATGTTTCCACTGTATTTGCATTCTGAGCCATAATATATCCTTTACTAACTCGTTGTTAACAGCCAGTTCGTTGCATCAGCAATTGAACCAGTTTTTTTCATTCGAGCCGTAGCATCATTAATTGCTTTTTGTTTCCCAGAGGTACGGACTTGCTTTGCGCCTGGCTTTACTGTTAAGGGTCTAGCTTTTGATACTTTCTCTTCAATTTTACCTGAAGATTTTTGATACTCTTGCCACTTTCTTGCATCGTTTAAGACACGTATGGCACGACTATCAACTATCTGTGCTATTTCTTGTTCAGTGAAACCATAATTATGACCAGCCGTAACTAACTTGCCCCTTAGTGGGGTTGCTGTTTCCTGCTTTTGAAATTCAGGAATATGCTTTGTCAACTCATCTGCCTGTTGCTGTAAATATAATTTCATAGCTTGTTCATTTTGCCTTTGCTGATCTGCTTGCAATTTTTGAGATTGTTCTGCCAATGCACGTTTTTTATCTTGTGCGTCTTGGTACTTAGCATTCTCAATTGACCATTTAATTGGATCAGTTTCAGCTAATGAAATATCAGGTTTCTGAACGTCAGTTTCTGCAAGTTGGCTCTGATATGTTTCCATTGCTTTTTTTAGTTGCTCTCGCTCTTGTTGTAATTCAGCGTGAAGTTGCTCTCCTTGTTTTTTTATGTTTGCAACTTCCTGCATCCTTTTTTGAATATATGATTGCCCAGACGCTGATCGTTTGAGTTCGTCAAGTGTCCATTCCTCTTCTACACCATCAACTTTAACAGTGTATCTATCTGGAATGTCTTGCTGTACTTCGACTTCCTCTGGGGTATTCGTAGTATCCTCTTCTGTGACGTTTTCTTCTACGGCAACGTCAGCCGTTTCATCAGTAGCCTCAACTACTTCTTCAGCTACCTGATTTTCTTCTGTTTTTGGTTCACCTAGCAACATAGCCGTAGCGTCTGCTAATGACCCAGTTTCAGGTTTAGGCTCGTTATTTTCCATGAGATGCTAATCCTTTTTGTTTACTATTTCTGCGTTCAAGCATTTCAAAGTCGGTTATTGCCGTTGCTAATTCATGCTCAATTGCGCTCAATGCTAAAACAATGGAATGTGCTCTTTCACGCACTTCTACATCGTTTTTTGCTGATGAAAGAAACGTATCAATTTGCGTTTCTCTCACTCGCCCCATAGCCTCAACAAACGCCTTATTATTTAAAAGGTCTTTTGCTTGTTGGGCTTTTATTCTCATATCATTTGTCATTGCACTTGCTCACCGCCAGGCTTTCTCAACCCAGCTTGCAGTCGTTTAATTTCATTTGTGTCGATTGTCGTTCCAGTTTTAGCTAGCAATTCAGCCCCCTTGATAATCATATCCTGGTCCATTTGATCACGCTTTCTATCGTCATCCATTTGTGCTTTTTGCGCATCCAATTGCATCTTAGCCATATCTGTTTGAATCTTAGCTTGCGCTTTCATTTGCTCACCCTGCATCATCACAGTCGCAGGATCTTGAGGTCTTGGTTGCATTTGCGCTTGTTGTTGGGCCATAGCCATCATTTGTTGCTCCATTTCTGGAGTCATAGGATTAAAATATCTTTCAGTATTACGCATACCTACACCTGATAAGATATCTGAAAGTGTGTTTCTTATTTGTGTAAGTGTGACCAATCCATTCATTGCACCATATTGTTGGTACACAGTTTGCTGGATCTGTAAAATTTGCCCAAGTGTTGCTTGCTTTTCTTCTGACTTGCCTGTGCCTAAACCTACATTAATCTGTAGATCCATTTCAGTATTCCATGTTCTAGGATTGATAGGCACAAATTGATTATTAAGGCGCATCATTTCTTCTTTGCGACTATTCTTGACAGCCAGTTGCAACATTTTTCTAAATAGTTGTGACAAACCACCTTCAGCTAGATTTCTAGCAATAATTTCTACTTGCTGTGTTGCGTTAGCTACTTGAAAATCGACAGCCGTTTTTGTAGTGGATTGCAATACATCTGGGTTCAACCCTACCCCAGCATTGGAAACCCCTACTTTTTGTTCGACTTGCTGATCCATATACTGCATTGCGCCAAGCGTGTTACCAGCCGTAAAAGGTATGGTAATTGGCGTTATACCCCCTGGCTGTCTTTGGCGTATGACAGCCCCCACCTCATTGTTAAGTACATCATCGAGGTTCACCTGACTATCGACAACGGCTAAACGAGGTGTATTTGTCAAAGCAATATTATCAAGTACCCCTCTTAGCATTGATGTTGATGCATCTTGATCATCCATCAGCATTGAAACTATTGATCTACCAAAAACTGTGTGAGGCTCTGGATCACATTCAAAAACAGCAAAAGGCTGGTGATCACAGGGCATATAATCTAGTAACTTATAATGAGAACCACCCATAATAAATTTGTATAATGTTGGTACGCCTGAACCCTCAATGTCTAGGCGCATATAACATTCAGTTATCCCAACTAATTTGCTCGATGGGTCTATTGTATTTTCAGAATCTGACTGGGTATCTGTGTACCCTCTTCTGGCAAATTCTTCTTCATCATGTAAACTATCTTCATCTAATGAATTTAAATTACTAACAACATCATAATCAAAACCCATTTCGACAAGTTCACCAACACGTTTATTGACTCTATGACCAACGACATACGCTGTTTCAACATCAGTAGCATTTCGGTCACAGAACCATTCTTCAGGTGGAACTGAATCTACTTTTAAATCACCAGATTTATTTAATCTTGAGATTTTGACCGAATGACTAGATTTTTCAATTTCTGCGCCAGATTCTTGATCGACTTCCATAACCATTGTCTGACTATGCTCAAGCACTGTAACAGTTTCATCGGCAACCAAATAATTAAACTCAAGATCATTAAGATTTGTGTATGTATGTATTTGAGAGGTGCTAGTATCTTCATAATATACCTTTAAAATTCCTAATCTTTTGACAAGTGCGTCTTGGAACGCATTATTTAATAATTTAAAATAATTTTGCTGATTTAATTTATAATTAATGTACTGGGTCATCTGTTGCGCATTTGCAACATCTTCTTGACTTCTAGGCACAAACTCAACTGGAGTACCAGTGCCAAGAAATACACGCATTAAGCTAGGTTTAATGGCTCTTACAGCATCCCTACACTTTGTTGCGACTACTCTAGAACGACCCTCTTCATACCCTAAACGTGTCTTTCCATCAAAGTATTGTTGACTTAACGTGCGTTCAGGCACTATTTCTGAATCAATAAAATCTACGGAATCTCTAATAGCTGTGCTTACGATAGATTCTATTTGACCTTCATCTAAAGGCTCTATTTCTGCCAAAGATAACTCCATTTTTTAAATGTTGCAATAATATCACTACTCGACTGACTTTACTATTTTATAATCTTCACGTTTTTTTTCCTTCTGGAATAATCTGACAGAAAGGTTTTGCCTGATAAACTTGAGGAAATGTTAATGCTTTTTCTGCCTTTTGTATGGATGACTCAAAACACTTTTCTTTTGTAGGATGTAAATCTTCGCCTGTAATTAAGACGCAACTTTGAGCCATTGGAGAAGAGCATAACAATATAAGAACCATCCACATTAAATTGCCATTTCAAAATGAGGGCAATCAATAAATGGCCTTCTGTTTTGCGATCTTCTGAGATCAATATACTCATTCATTAATTCTTCAGAAGTTCCATCGTGATCTGTCAAATTTTTATGCCATCCAGCACCCCATTTTATAGGGCAACCAATTGCTTTTGCTGATGCTTTTACCGCATCTGCAATTTCATCATAAACTTCGACTTCCCAACATACTTCACCATCTATATAAGCAACAAGATCAACAGCGTGACCTGTCAGATGTTTACTTTTTAATGTTTGAGATCTTTTTTGTTTTAATAATTGTTTTTGACGTTCTAAAGATCTAAGTCCCTCTGTAACGCCAAAATCTACAGTTGTTTTTATAATCGCATCATGTACTACCCTAGTCAGCATTGGGTTTACACCATCGAGTCTTGATAAAGACTTTTGACTTAGTTTGAATGCCATGCCTGTTCCTTCCTTTTATTCTATCAACTGGTATTCTTCTTTGACCCAGCCAATTATTTTGATAACGAAAAATTTCACCACTTTTTGCAACTCCAATATCTTGCACTGAGTTTTGAGGGTGGGCTTGAGTCGCATCTGTGTCTTGCTCTGAAACTTTTTCGTCTTTTTGGGTCATTCTTTTTAATACTCATATTAGGATCACCAAATCGCACTAATTTAACTTGGCTACCTTGCTTTGCTAAAACAGCAAACTTTTTACTTTTATTTGGGGTTCTTTTAGGTTTGTTATAACCAGAAAATCTTTCACCCCTGTACTCAATGCTCATTTCTTCTTTTTAGGTTTCTTTGCTGTTTTGGCTGATTGAACAAACGCCTTTTTTGTAGGCGCACCTTTAGATCCTGGCTTACGCATTTTTTCATTGCTACCAGCTTTTATTCTTTTTCTTTTAGCGTGAATATTCGCATATAATCCTGCCATTATTTTATTCCTTTCGTATCAGTACCTTGTTTCTTGTCATAAGATCTCATTGCCCCTAGACCTAACATTCCCATTAAAAGAGGCATCATCATGCTCATGTCAGCTTGTGGAATTGTAATTCCAAACCCAGCACAAATCGGACTTACTAAAAAATTTACACCCATGCCTAGAACAGCAATGTAACCAGCTAAAGGCCGCCAACTAGACTGAAACCAATTTCCTTGTGCATCGGCTTTCAAAACATCAATCTGCGCAATAGTTTCATCGTGAGCCATTTTTGCTATATCTTGAGATATTTTTCTTTTTAAATCTGCATCAGGAATAGCTTTATCTAAAAGATTAGCTATTGGTGAAACTAAATTCATAATGCTCATTGATAAATTCCTTCTAATGTATTTGCCCAACTATCTTTTTCTACATTTTCAACAAGAAATTTTGCCTTTGCGATACGCTTTGTTACCTTTTGTTCTACTTCAGATATTGGCTTAAAAATTACCCTCTCTAAATCACTCGCCACAAAAGCAACAGCATCACAATGTTCAGAAGTTAATGGGGTTTTCTTTCCACCAAACGCAGTAAAAAACTGATACCCTTTTTGTCTACCTGTACCATCTTTTGTTTTGTATCTTGAACTTTTAACTTGCAATCTAATCACTCCTTGATGCCCACGATCTACGACAATATCGACAGTTCCTAGTCTGACTATTTCGCATTTTTCGCCTAATTTTAATAATGCAGACGCACATATATGTTCACCTAACTGACCACTGGTAATATTATCATTGACCACATTATTGCCTCATTGATTGCTCGATTCGATCTAGCTTTTGGTTTATATCTTTAACATGATCTTTTATTTCTTTAATTTCTCGATCATGGGTCAAATTGGTTTGCTCAAATAATTTTTCTAATACTGTAATTCTAGTATAATGAGTGACTTGCTTTTGATGCATCCACCAAACAAAACCACCTACTGGCAAAACAACATAAGTCATTATTTGTTCTATCATTTTTTAGACTCCGATTGACCTAGCCAAATTGCAAAACAACCACTAAAGCAGCCAAAAATAATAGACGCAAAAGATGTTTGATTGATGGTAGGATCTGGCAAATTGATCATCCAGTTTGTTACATAAAAAGCCATGACTGTAATAGCAAGCATCATTAATCTTGGAATAATGCGCCACTTGTCAAAGAAAATACTCATGCCTGTTGCTCCTTTAGATATTTTGCTAAAAATACAATGCCAAGCGCACCAGCAACAAAAAAAATTCCTATGACAATTACACCAAAAATAGTGTAGAGCGTGTCACGAAATTCGGCTTTTCGCTGCAATTCCTTCCGATATTCTGCACGCTCTTCTGCTATCATTTTTTGTAAACTTTGCCATTGGCTCATATTCCCATACAGCATAAAAGTTTCACGCAATTTATCTCTGGCTTGCTTCAATTCTTCCTGCTTAAAAAAACGATCTATTGCTGTACTTTCTGCACCAGTAAATTTAGCCAAAAAACTGTTTTTCTTACGTTGCGCCCCAAAGTTTAATTCAGCCTCTGCCTTGGCATATCTTTGTAAGGGTACTGATAATGAAGAAATATCTTTTCCTGCTTTGATAGCACTGGAAATTGCGCCTGACGCACTTGTAATGACAGCAATGCAGGACATGGGGTCTATCATCTAGGTTTCCTCGTAACTTGATCGAGTAAACCAGATCCACCACCCATCTGTTTTTTTAATTTTTGAAGTTGATCGTAATTTAAGTCTAAATTTTTTGCTTGATCAGAAGTAAGGTTTAAAACCTCATTTATTATACCTTTAGATTTGCTGGATAAACTTTTTGTGTTATCCTTTCGTATGCTCCCAGTATCTCCTGAGATGTTATCTCCGCTACTGGTTTGCGATCTATCATTCTTTGAAAGGCTCGATCTAGCAGATCCTCTTGCATTGGCAGTAAATTTTGTAGCCTCTCCATGCCCAAGGAAGTTCTTATCTTCTGTGAAAAATCTTTTAGTTGCGTTTGATCTACCATTTTCATTTCCTTTATATCGCATTACTACGACATCAGGCATACCAAATTTTGGATTCCATCCATCGTTAGTCCAAGCGTTTATTAAATCATTATAATCATTAATTGAATGTTCTGCAAGATATAAGTCTTTATCAAAAGGAATTACATCCTCAACTTCAAAACCAAAATCTGCATAATATTCAGGTAAAAATCCATCAGGATATTTTTCAGATTTGACATTAAACGCATCAAGAACAGTTACACCTTCCTCAATTGATTTTAAAACTGTAGCTGGTGCTGACATACCTGATACACCAACTTCATTACTAACTACACCTACTAATGCTTTATCATTTTTTTGAGGTTTAAAATTTGGAAAATAACTATAATCTGGATTCTTATCTATTCCAAAAAATATTTTATTATCACCTAACTGAAAAGCCTCAAAAGTACCCTTTTTAGTTTTTTCTGTAATTTCTTTTGCTGTGTAATTAGTCAAACTTGCTCTATATGGGCTAGTTTTAATAGCATCTTCGAATTGCACAGGAGATAATCCACCACCCTTACCTTGTAAATATGGTTTAGTGCTTGGTTTCCAATTTCCAGACAACATATCAACAGCTACTTGTGCTTGCCCAGCTTGCTCAATAAAACTACCTGATCCACGTAAAGATCTCTCTATTGCAAAAACTTTTTGTGGTGTAAGTGTTTCAATTATTTTTGATGATCCAGCTTTAAGATCAAATGCCCTTCTTATTCCTGCCTCATTAGACCTTAGTTTTTGAGCATCATAAAAATCAGAATACAATACTGGCATTGATACTGGATTTGCAAATCTTCCAAAAACTTCAGCAAACAAACCAGTAGAATAACTAGGGTGACCAGGAAATCCATCTTTGCCTAATTCAACTAATCCTTTATCATAATTAGGCTTTAATAATAAAAGTGTATCTCTAGCATTTGATCTTCCTGTATTAAAACCAGCCGTACTTTTATCTACTGTTGCATTTAAAATTGACGCTACTCTTGGCGCACCTAAATTTTGCGCTTGTTTAGACATTAAAATACTTGCAATTTTTGCCTTAGTTTCAAATCCAGTATTGGCGTTTAACCATTTTTCTAAATTAGGACTGTCAAACCCTGGAAAATCTTTTAGTTCTGGGAAAAAACTTTGCTTTCCTTTTTTTGTTACTGATTTAACTTGGGTATGGGCATCTCGTACCATCTGATCAATGACTTTTACGTTTTGTGGGTCTAGCCTATTATCCCTGACATAAGCCATCATAGTTTTAGTCATTGCATTATTAAAACTTTGATTGCTAATGTGCGAATCTGATTTCATATTTGCAACGCCAAGCAAATCTGCTCTATTTCTTATTTTATATTCGGCTGTTTGTTGAGCATCAGCCCACCCTAACCCTTTCTTCATTTGCGCCTGTTGCATTGGATATCTTCCACCACCAAACAATGGTTCTGGATTAGTTACATAAGAACTATCAATACCTTTATAATATCGACCAGCATCCAATAAATCTGCAACTGTTGGCTTTATAGTCATACCAATTAAATCCCTTGGATTAACAACTGGTACATCTTTATATTTCATTGCTGGGGATACTTCTAAATCTGGGCTTTTTGCTTTTGCTGGCACTTTTTTTGTTTGAATACTGTCATCAAGCATTTGTTTAGCTTGTGTGACATTGCCTGGCATTCCTAAAGACGCTACATTTCCAATTAATCCAAATAATCTTTGCAGTGCTAATAATTTTTGACCTTTAGATAAAGCATCCATTAGACCAGCACTTTCTTCGCCAGCACCTAATACATCACTAGCAGGGTTCATCATTGCAGTTACACCCACAGGCGCATCTAACATTGAACCAGTATCTCTAGGATTTCTGGGCAGATAATAATTTAATAATTCTGCAACTTTTTGGTTTTGCCTGTTTAGAAAAGCATTGCGCTGTCTAGCATCAGGCAAAAAATCAAATATGCTCACTTCTTCTTTTTACTTTTTGTAGTTTTTTTCTTATCTTTTTTATACTGGGCCATACCTTTTGCAGTATAAGCGTATTTTTTCCCACCTAATTTTGGCATCATGCTACTCCTTGTAAGTTTCTTTTTATGGGTTGATTCCAACGGCTCAAATGACCACCCCTAAGAGCCACAGCACTGTCATGGCTCATAGTCAGTACAAGGCTGTCAGCACGATCAGGGCTAGGCATTCCACGCTTTCGCATTTCATCCTTGCTTTCAATCTTTGCCTTGCCACTGGAATTAAATGAATAACGTACAGCAATCATTTCATTAATTAACTTATCGTCATTCGGTAATTTACAATCACGATTTTCTAAAAAAGCTTTCAGCTTAAACCATAATTCAGCACGCAGATTAATATAATTGGTTTTCATCGCTGGACTTTCAGACACATTAATGCCTATCGCTGGCAATCCTAGTTCAGACAATCGATCTACACAGCCACTCCCCAAGCCAATACTATCAATAAAAATAGATTCAGGCTGTGATGCAGGGTGCAGAGCGTCATATTCAGCCTTAACACGTCCACATAGCTGCATTAAATCCAAACCCTTCCACGTCATTACTTCAGTCACTGTGTTGCCTTTACGCTTGCACAAAGCAGAAGCATCATTGCCGTACCGGCTTACATCCAGACCCCAAACAGTCATCGCACTTGGATTTTCCTCAATATCCCTGTCAATCGCTGATTTGCACAAATGAAATGGAATAATCGTATTATCATCTACACTTGGAAATTCACCCAGCACACGCACCGCAAATTCTGGGCTTTCTTCCCCATATCGCTCGATCATCTCATCAATAAATTTTTTACTAACCAATGGTGAATTGATGCATGACCATGTACGTGTCCACCAAGTGGATTTAGGGTTCATGTGACTATCGTAAAACGTACCTGACGATTTTGTAGGGTTGGATATCAGCAGGGTTGTACAATTTTCCCCTGACATAGACCCAGCACCCACCTCAAACGTCTTTTCATGTACACCAGATGCCTCATCAGCAATCAACAGCACGCAACCCCTGCCATTCTCGCCTGGGGCCTGGTGAACTCCTGCAAACGCTTCTGGCTGTTCTGGCCTCGCCACTTTTGCACTAATAAAGCATTCAGAGGGCGCAGAAATTAATTCTACCCTGTCCGACTTAACATTAATCAAACTACGCAGGGGTGTAGGTAATTTATTTAAATTAGATTTTAATTCTGCAAAAACGGCATCCATTAGCTGGGTCTGGGTGGGGGATGTCACAATTATTTTGGCCTTGCGTGTTAGTAAATACCAAGTCATCAGCCAACTAGCGCAAGAAGATTTCCCACAGCCATGACCAGCCTTAATACTCAACCTACGTGTTCCCTTATTCACTTCATTCAGTAATTCAGCCTGATAATCAAACGGCTCAATATCCAGCACTTCAGACACAAATAAAACTGGATTATCGCTGTATCGATCTAAAAACTCTGCAAATGGATTAGTGTACATATCCACCCCTCATGTGTGGAAATAAATCTTGCATCGCCTCTTCAGTCGCAAATTCTAAAATGGCAGTTGTCAATTCAGGGGCTTTGCAAGTTGACATAATCGTCACTAAATCATTATTAACACCCAGCATTACGATTTCGTCATACTTGTGCTGCAAAAATTCGTTTATATTATTTTTTTTCAATAGTTTTTGCATGGATAGGTTTTTTTGTTAATGCATCAAGATGCAAATCACCCACGTTGATCGTCACTGCATTTTGTTTTTGCCCATAATTTTCTGGATTTTCGCACCCAGCTAACCATCTCCGAATATTCGCCTGTTCCCTTGCTTTTGTAATTTCATTTGGGCTAGCCTCGACACGATCCACAATATCCAACGCTTGTTCTGCATAAGCATGACTGCGCTCTCTCTTGGCATACTCCAGCAATGCCTTGGTTTCAGGGTTCTTGTTTAAGGTATGGGAAAGCATTCTTCTAGACACATTGTAATCTTTGGCTATCGCTGTCATGGTTTCACCATCGGCAATGCGCTCGATCAACTTCTCGATGCCACCTGATTTCTCAATATCGGCCAAAAGCCGTCTTTTCATCGGTTGTCCTGCCATGTGGTAAATATATGACACATTGCAGGAATGGCAAAGAAACAAATCTTCACGCTGCCAGTCATTTTTTACCTACACCTACGCCTATCGTACCCCTACCCCCAGGGGGGCTATTTTGCCATTTTACGTGCAAAAATGTGCCTTTTTCTACACAATTTGTACGTTATATGAGTAATATTATGTTGTATATATACAATAGAAAATTAACGTAATAAAAACAATAACTTATAGCTGCAAAAAGTAACATAATGTGTATTATGCGACAAAGTATTATTTTTGCCTCGCATGGGCAATGTTTCCAGTCAGTGTTACTTTTCTAGGTTTTTCTATTTCGTAACGCCATAATTGGTATTCATTGTCTGCAATCTTAACAGTTTCACGCTCTAAAGGATTGTTGTATATTTGATACAGTGCATACCTAGCACGACCAATATTATCCTTATCGCAAGTCACAAATGTATTAGGTTTTAAATCGCCTAAAATACTAAACCATTTACCTCTATCTTTGCCTACAACATAAGGTTTATGTTTCTTTGTCATTGCCATCATATTCACCTGTAAAACTTATTTTACTAGCAATATCATATTGTTTTTCCTTATTTTGATTAACAATAAGTGCTATGCCGCAATAATTTATTATGTCTTTAAAACTATCTTCATGATCTGGAGATTTGACTAATCTTGCTAGTTTTTGGCCTATAATACATAAAATTACATCAATCTCTGTAACTTGCTCATTTAGTTTGTTCCCTAACACAAGATTAAAGAAATCTTTTATATCACTATGATTTTGTATGGCATTTCCATAGACCTCTCCACGATCATCTAACAGCTTGCTCGCCTCTATAATCTCTTGTTGGATTTTTTTATTTATGTTCATTACTGCTCCTTTTCTGTCATGTGTTCTGGAATATATGGCAATGTAATTGGTCTATTTTTTTCTATCGTTCTGCTTGATCGATAATATTTATTTGCACATAGATTTGTACAAAAGATTTTTCTAATGTTCACATATCCAAATTTCCTACCACAACACAAACAATATTTTTTACCTTTGTATCTGCTCACTCTCATTGTTTCACCTCAATCAAAATGGAATGTCATCGTCAAAATAATCCTCTAGCCCTGCAATGAGCGACCCTGGGAACTTACATTTCGTTTCTATGACAGCTAAAGGCAAACAATTGACAAGAGCCTCTAATGAGATCCATGCCTCGTTATCTGCCCATGTATTCGGCATATCCTTTAAATCCTGCACAACATTGATTTGTACTTTTTCCCTGCCTTGATGCTTAGTGACCCAAACTGTTGTAGGAACGTGTTGAACCCCTAGTTCGACAAGTGCCTGATCTAAAGCTTTCCATGCTCTAATCATAGCTCTACCCTTATCCAATATCATCTTTCCATCCCCTGACTTCTTAGCCTCTTTGAACTGTTTTTCCTGTGCTAAAAATTTCTTCTGAAATCCATCATCAACTTTCTTAAGATTAGCCTCAATAAGACCAAATTTTCGTTCCATCATATCGGCAATCGATTTCAAATGATCAACTATACTTTCAGCCTCGTTTTCTGTGTATCTTGAGTACATATTTTAACCTAACAAAAATGTAACAAACGTGTTTTCTAGTGTGGATCTAGTGTGGTTTAGTGTGGAAATGATCCACCACACCACAGTAAATTCCCCTAAAGGGAAAATGCCTTTAGTGGGGAATGTGCTTACTGATGGTGTTTAGTGTGGATCTAGTGTGGTTTAGTGTGGAACTCATAGATCTTCCCTATTACTTGAGCCATCCATAAATCGATCAAAATCACCCTTGTTTCTGCGATAATTTGCGATCCCAAAGTTGACTTCCAAACAATAACAAGTGGAACACACACATTCGTCAGATGGATAGTCCAGCCATATTGTTGCTGGCTGTTTTCTGCACCGATCACAAGTGTATTTTGGTTCTCTTTTTGAATCTAATCCTGACACAATACAGCACTCCTTTGTTGCCCAGCGACATATTCCATTTTGCCATCTTCCACTAAAGATTGTCTTGCCCTGCGTATAGTCATGAGATCTAGGTCTAACGCCTTTTTGACTTCTGTCATTGTGGGCGCATACCCATTTTCATCGATATACTTCTTGTAAAAGTAAAAAATATGTTTTTGATTTGGACTTCTAAACTGCATTATAAACTCCAGTCTGTCTTAAATGTTAATGATTTCTGACGTTCACTACGTGCTGGCTTTGCTGGTATAATTTTTTCAGGTTGTGCCTTGTAATGACGCATTTTGCGTTCCACAGTAAAAATAGGTACGCCTAAGTCGTTGTTAAAAACGCCTTTCTGATGCATCCCCATCTTGTCTATAATCTGGGCCTCAAGTTGTTCAACCAGTTGTGCCATTTCTTTTTGCGCTTTCTTGGCCTCGTAATAATCTTCGGCAATGGATGAATCATTGCCAGCTAAATCAACACAAGGTAAATCTTCTTCTACTAAAGGATATGCGCTAGCTGCTTCCTGAACGCTGTCTGATGGATAAAAATCAGGTTGTTTAAGCCTTTTGTAAAAATCATCACAAGCATCCAGTATCTGCTTTTGCATTTCAGCATCTGGCTCATAAACATATAAAGCTAAATGAGATCCCTGATAAAGTGTGGCTATAACGCCCCAGGAAGCCCAAGGACAGCACAAAAACTGTGCTTGCAGTTGCCATACCCCACGCCAACTTGGTGGCTCAGCAGTGAAAAATGAGCGTGTATTCTTAGCCTCAATGATGCCTTTACCCTGCATCTCGATATACTCCTGGCCCTGTGGTAAAAATATATGATCTGTTGGATATATTTTTTTTGAATTTATAGAATTTAATATTCCATCCAAACTGCATTCCAAGAAATTATCGCCATAGCTGTAGACTTCTGTAATTTCAGTATTGACCTTACAGCCTAATAACTTGGCAGATTCCTGTAGAATGATAGGTTCTAGACGATTGCCCCACTGCATAATTTCAGTTTCTGGGGTTTTAGGTGGTTGATCATAGCCTTTATAATTATGATATAGCTTTTCCTTTAACAGTTCGTTTCGTGTTTTAAATGGAGATTCACCCATGAGCGTTGCGATCTGACTTGCAGACAGCAATTTGTCGCTTGTAATCTTACCGACCATTATAATGCTAATCCGACAATCAATATAGTTGAGATTGCTGTAAAAATAAGAACAGCCTCTGTAATCAGCATGATCAAGTTTCGCAGACTTTCCTGCTTGCTCTGCCTACGCAGGAAATCCTGTATGTTGAAGTACCACTTAATTGTGTGATAATATATATTATGCGCAATACTTGTGTAAATGTTTTGGTTTTTATTTTTCATAGTTACTCCTTGCCCTTTTTTTATTGACATTTTCATTTTTCTCAATCTTATTTTTTTGTACATTACTCTGTACGATCTTTATTATACTAAATCTAGGGTTTTTTGTAAGACCTTTGCGAGGCTCTTTTTCTTTCCCTAAGTTCACAATTAGTTTCCCAAATAGCTTGCCTCATTAACATAATTTTATGATTGGGTTTATAGACACTATCTGACAAATCCTTTAAGTTTTTTGCAAGTTTACTAATTGATTTAGATGCCTGTTTTAAATCATCAGTTGTTAATGCTGGAACATTTAATCTCGCACTATCAGTTCCACCATATAAATTCCTAATAAACTCATCGTTATGCCAAGATTTTTTTCGTGCCTCTAAAGTTGAACGATCCGCTAAAAAAGACTCTCTAGCTTCAAATTTAAGTTTTTGTTCTGCCGAAAAATTTCTTCTTTTGTAATCCATTTGTACCCTCGCAAATAATCATTTTATTTATATTTTTGTTGCATACAAGTCTTTTATTTTTAATGTCATTTTTTTTCTCCCTCATATATAATTTGTTTTAAAACACTTGGATACCATTTGCTTTTGCCATTTACTGTTTTCACATTGCGTTGTTCTAACAATTGGCATAATTCTGTAAGACTTTCTGTTTGTTCTTCTTTTTTTAATTTTTGAACTAATGGAAATACTTTAAGTCTAAATGCTTTCCAACGCTCTTTATTGGCTGTTGAGGCGTGCCTAGTAACTTTTGTACCTTTTGGGTTACGAAATGTTTTACCAGCCTGTAGCACCCTTTTCTGCCCCTCTCGTATCTTCAAAGAATGATCTTCTTTCTTTTTGCGAGCCAACGCTGTCATTTTCTTGAGAAATTCTAAAGTAGATATTGGTCTAAACATTGGACTCCAATCAATACCAATAACCCTAACCCTTGACTGTAAAATCATTGTCATAGGTCTAAGTTTATGGTCAAACTTTGTAGCCTCATTTGTAATGAGAACAGCGTCATTATCCTTACAAATCCCTAATGCAGATTCTAAACCAGGGTATCTTTTTGCGTCTGTTTCAGTCACAGTTTCTATTACCTGAGATTTAGGACTTTCTGACAAAAACCATTCTATGGCATCTTGGTTGGCTGATGTTTTATCAACATAATAGCTGACTAGATTGCCGTATATTTTATGATGCGTCATTTATTTCACACTCCATCCATGTGTTTCCATTAGCAATTGATTTTTGTCCTTTACCGCCAATAAGCAAATATTGCTTGCCCTCTTCTGGTTTATTTTCTTTTAAAACTTCCCAATCAAAACCATTGTCAGTCATCTTTATAACTTTGCCAGTTTTTTCAGATTCAATTCTAACAGTCACAAACTTGCCATACTTTTCAGCAAGCCAGGTATTTAACTCATCAACACTATTAAGATACTCTTTATGAGATAAGCTGCCGTCTAAATTTACCTTATGAACTATCATTTTTTTTCTCCCAAAATTGTGGGGGGATTTCTCCCCCAGTTAATTAAGTTGTGTACTTTTCACCAGTAACTATGTTAATCATTTCTACACCAGAACCCATTGCAGCTCTAGCTTCAAATCTTTGCTCATTAATTTCTTCCTGAGTTCTGTTAGCTTGGTTCTTTATATATTCAGCAAAAAAGTCTGCTTTATATTTTTCGTCTGCTATTATAGTTTTTTTAACAGTAACTTCAGTTATTAAACCTGCTTCAAATAATTCTTTTACTTGCTTTTCATTTAGTGGTCTAAAATTTTCTTCATTTTTATCTACCCAACCGATAGGCTCAAAATCATTCAATTCATCTCTATCTTTAGCAACTCCATTACCAAAAATACCTTTGTAGTAAACTTCACCTTTGTTCCATTTTTCTATAATATATGACATTTTTTTCTCCATTGTTGTGGGGGGATTTCTCCCCCCTGTTGTTAATTACTTTTGTTTTTTTTCTTCCATAACTTGATTGTATGCTTTTTCTACAGCCTCAATCATTTCTCTTACTTCTTCATCAGTATTGTTTCTTAATTCAGGTATCTCTTTTTTGAATTTTTCTACTATTTGATCCATTGATTAAAAGTTCCTTTGTTATGTTATATTATATATATAATCATTTTTTATTACATTACAAGTATAATGTATAACTTTTTTTTATATAAAATGTAACACACGTAAACATTCCATTGAAAATAAAACTAACATATAACAGATGTAATGTACAACTTTTTTTATTTTATATTAGTGGAACAAAACAATGGAACTTCAACCACAACAATTGCACTTAAATAAAACAACAAGACTGCAATTAAAAAAAGAGGCTAAAAGACAGCGTATATCAATGTCTAAATTGGCTGAAGATTTAATAATATCTGGGCTTAAACAACTTAAAATGAAGAGTAGCCAATCGACTTTATCTGATTTGGAAAATTTGCACAGGAGAATAAACTAATGACAAGTCGGTCAAAGCGCATTGGCTACGCATTAGAATATGCCGTTGTTAAATTCTGGGAAGCTTATGGCGTACCTGTCAAAAGAATTTTAGGTAGTGGTGCTTTTAAACATTATTCTGACACGCTTGCGTCTGATGTAAATCTTAATGGTTACAGGGTTGAATGCAAGAGGCGCAAATCAGGAACTGGTTTTGCTAGTTTGTACAAATGGTTTGACCAGGATGATGCTCAAATTTTGGTATTACACGCAGATCGAAAAGAAAGGCTGTATGTAGTCAAAGAGAAAACATTCTGTGATTTCGCAAGAAAAATGGGATGGATGAAGAAACCTATAATAAGAGGAGATAAATAATGGATTTAGGTTTAATAGGAAGTGGAGATTCAAAGTGGATCTCATTTAAGCCAAGTGTGAATGCTTGGCTCGTCAATGGTGAAGAGCATACATTAAAACAATGTTACTTAGATCCTGACACATTAAAAACAGGTTGGCTTAAAATTGAGGCTGGATCTGCACCTGATGCTGTCTGGGATGAAAGTCTTGGTAAGGTAGGCATTAGACCCTCTGACGATCACAGGAGAGGTTTGCAAGTTATGCTATTTCTTGGCAAAGAACTAGGGTGGCATCAATGGCAAACAAATAGCGTTGGCGCACTAAGAGGCTTTTCTAATTTGTGGTCTAAGATACATAAAGAACTTGCAGATAATGATGGCAAGGTTGCTCATATTGAATATCTAAAATCTGATATTGATACAAAAGGTAAAGGTCAGACAAGAATACCAGTTTTTGCGTTGTTAGGCTGGAAAAATCAACCACCAGTTGAAACAGCACCTGAACCAAAAGTAGAAGTGCAAACGACAGAAGATCTGTCAGATAACTTATTTTAATTTTCTCCATGAACTAGGGGTGATTATTCACCCCATTTTTTTTTATGATCGAGCAACACACAAAAGAAATTGCTATTGCTTTGCTGGGTGAACCCAATGAAAAGCTGTCTAAGCCATCAGAACTTAGATGGGGTACATTTGGCTCATTAAGTGTCGATTTAGAAAAAGGTACGTTCTATGATCACGAGCAAGCGTCTGGCGGTGGATTAACACAGCTTATTACTTTGCATGGGAAAGATCCTAAAACCTTTTTAGATGAACTTAAAATTAATAATGAATTTACTCCAGCATCATCACCCAAAGTTGTGGCTCGATATGAATATAAGGATGCAGAAAACAAACCATCTTATGAAGTTATTAGATTTGAGCCTAAGACATTTAGACAGCGCAGATTTGATTGTCAGGCACAAAAATATGTGTCTGGGTTAAAAGATGTAACGCCCCTACCCTATAATCTTCCAGATATTATTAAACAGAAAGACGATACAATTTATATCGTTGAGGGTGAAAAGGATGTAGAAACTTTACGTGAAAAAGGTTTGCTAGCTACTTGTAATAGTGGTGGTTCTGGCAATTGGAATCCTGCCTTAAATAAATTTTTCCAGCATCGAAATATCATTATTCTCCCTGACTATGACGATGCTGGGAAATCTCATGCAAAATTAGTAGCCTCTGAATTACAAGGTGTAGCAGAATCTATAAAGATTATTGAATTGCCTGATTTAAAACCAAAAGAAGATCCAACAGATTTTTTTAACAAAGGCGGTACAATCAGTCAGTTAATGCGATGCATTAAACAAACGTCAGAAGTCACTGAAAAAATTGAAAAACCACAATTATTTAATGGATGGCAAATTATAGATCCATTAACTATAGAACCAAGAGATTTCTTATATCGTGACTACACGAGATATTATTGTAGTTTGCTTGTAAGTCCAGGCGGTATTGGTAAATCAAGTCTTTCTATAGTTGATGCAATTGCTATGGCATCTAATAAAAATTTATTAGGCGCAGCTCCAAAACAAAAATTAAAAGTTGTTTATTATAATTCTGAAGATCCACTACAGGAAATTCAGCGTAGAGTTTTAGGTTGCTTACAACATTTTAATATAAATCAATCTGAAATTGAAAATTATCTGTTTTTAGCGTCAGGAAGAGATCAGGACTTAGTACTAAGCCAAGGTATTGACAATGCCATTAATGAGCAAAATTTTGACCTTATAGAGCGTTTTTGTGTTGAGAATAGTATCGATGTTTTAATTCTTGATCCTCTTGTCAACATGCTAGGAAGTGCGTCTGAAAATGATAATTCGCTCATGGGTAGCATTACGAAAAGGTTATCGATGCTTTCTGAGTGTTGTAAATTAGCCACAGTTATTGTGCATCACACAAGAAAAACAAATCAGCGTGAAATGTCAGTTGAAGATTCTAGAGGTGGTATTCAGCTTGTCAGTGGTTGTCGTTCTGCGTCTTTCTTACAAAAAATGGATGATGATTTTGCGACCAAACATAATTTAGAGGCGCATCGATATTTTAGTATTAACAATGGTAAGGCAAATCTAAAACCATTAGCTAAACAATCTTGGTTTGAAAAAATTTCTGTAGACCTTATCAATGGCGATCAAGTTGCTGTTGTTGTTCCTTATGAACTTCCTGATGCTTTTGCTGGTGTAACAAAACAAATGGCAAGAGAAGTTCAGATAAAGTGTACAGAGGCTGACCCACCTTACAAACATCATTATCAGGCAAGTAATTATGTAGGTAAAGTCATTGCTGAAGTTCTTGGTTTAAAACTTTCTAATAAATCCAACAAAGCAAAAATATCTGAAATTTTAAAAACTTGGATACAGAATGATGTGTTATCTATTGAAGAGGAATACGATAAGAGAACATCGAGAGAAATAAAAGTTATTCGTGCTGGCTCTGTAAATCCAATGGTGATGGCATGAGTACAGCACATCAACTCATAGGTTTTGGTGAAAACAGGGAAAAAAATGATTTTTACTCTACTCCACCATACGCTGTTGAAAAATTATTATCCGTAGAAAAATTTTCTGGAAATATTTTTGAGCCATGTTGTGGAGAGGGTCATATCTCTAAAGTTTTAATTAAAAATGGGTATAAAGTTGAAAGTGCTGATTTAATTGACAGAGGTTATGGAATTGTAGGCAGGGATTTTTTATTTGAAAGAGTTCAGAGAGATAACATAGTAACTAATCCACCATTTAAATTAGCTACTCAAATGGTTAAGCATTCTCAATATATAGCAAAAAATAAAATTGCTATGTTGCTTAAAATTACCTTTTTAGAAGGAATTGAAAGATATGATCTATTTAAAAATTATCCACCAGTAAGAATTTGGGTTTTTAGCAAGAGAGTGACAACACAAAAAAATGCTAATAAAAAAATAAAAGGTGGTATGTTTTGTTTTGCTTGGTTTATTTGGCAAAAAAATAATAAGAATGCTCCAACATTAGGTTGGTTGCTATGAGTTCAGTAGCCACAGGAACTAAGGTTTTACTTTTTGCTTTGCTTGAATTTAACAGCTTTGAAGATTGTAATAAAGCAAAAGAAATTCTTACGCCATTAGGGCATCATGGATTGATATATGAATGCCAATGGCACAATCATAGTAATGTTTTTTATTTTACGCATCAAGAAAAACATACATTTTTTTCTAAAACACCACTGCCTAAACCATACATCATTGATTTCCCAACAAATGCTCGTTGAAAGAATGTTGAAATTTTAAAAATGAATAATTTTCCTGATAAAAAATACAATACAATCGTTTTAGACCCCCCCTGGAATATTTCTATGTCTGGTAAAAACATTAGAAGAAAAAACCAAGCAAAAAAACTAGATTATAAAACTATGTCTTTAGATGAAATAAAAGAGATTCCTATTAATAAAATAGCTAATTTAGGTTGTCATGTTTATTGTTGGACTACCAATAAATTTTTAAGAGAAACTTTTAATGTTTTAGAAAGTTGGGGTGTAAATTATCACTTAACTCTTGTTTGGACAAAGCATAATGGCATGACACCTAATTTTGCTTATAAATTCGCTACTGAATTTTGTTTATTAGGTTTTTATCAAAAACCAATGCAAAAGTTTTTAAAATGCGGAAAGTTAAATTGGGTTCATACAAATGCACCTAGTAAACACTCCACAAAACCACAATGTTTTTATGATGTAGTTGATGAAATGTCACCATCCCCAAAACTAGAAATGTTTGCAAGAGATAGAAAATTAGGCTGGGATGCTTGGGGGGATGAGGTGTAATTTTGACAAAAAAAAGTGGCATTGATTGGAGGTAATGCCACTCTAAAGGGAATGGAGAAAAATTTATTTTAACAGGTAAATAAAGTCTAAGTTTTTTATTTTATAAAATAAATAAAATTATCTTCACCTAACCATATCAGAAGCTAAAGATAACCCCCCTGTCTGAGCTATTTTATCAGAAATGTTTTCTAATGCACGATTAAGTAAATCAGGATCAGCATTCATTTTTAACATACGCCTTAGTAATTCTGGATCTCTTTGAGTTAAAAAGTCTGCAATCCTAGATAAATCATCATCAGTTAATCTTGTTTTACCTTGTATATTTCTTGAAAGAGTTCTTACTATTTCTACAGGATTACCGCCAATGACAGCACCGACTGCATCTACGCCTGCATTTAACCCTTGTCTAATTCTATCACCACCCTCTGTCAGCAATGCAGTTTGTGAACCGACTCTAGGATTGATATCTTTAGCTAATAAATTTGATTTATCAGCAAGTTTTAAACTTCTTAACAATGATTCACCATATTCATCATCAGCAATTATATTTTTTAAAATTTTATGAATTTTATGATCTGGGTTATTTATTTGGCTAATTAAAGTAGACTTTTTTCTTGTGTCTAAAATTCTATTTATTCCATTAACAACACCCATTTTAAACATTTTAATAGACTCTTCATTCCCACTTTCTAGTAATTCTTCGTAAAATAATTCGACTTCATCACTAGATTTGTTTAAGGCTGAACTTCCAAAATCTAATGCTCTTTTAGACGCAAAGTTTTGAGAGGCTATAGACCTAGCATTTTTTAGTTCAGGACTAAATTCATCTAAAAGATTTTGCAGATTTCTACTTACATTCACAACAGCCTGCCCACCTCTTGACCCACCATCTCTAAATAATTTGTCACCTTGGTCTTTAAGAGATCTTAATATATATTCAGCCTCTTCTAAAGTTGGGGGTCTTTTTGTAAAAGTAACATCACCCTCTTTAGATATTTTAAAAAATGGACTCAATTGTGGGTTGTATAATTTAATATCATTAAATGCTTTTTGACCTAACCCTCTTTTAATAATTTCATTTCTTATAAAATCTGCTATTTCATCAGAAACTAATGTTTCATTTTCAAAAATAGGATTGTACAACAGATCCTCTTCATCTCTCATTTTTTGTAATTCAGTCTTTTTCTGCTTAATAATGTTTCTATTAGTGTTTGGTGCTAAAATTGTTCTTAAATCGTCTATAGATTTATCACTTCTATCTTTTGCTCTTCTTTTCAAAATTTCATTAACACTCATCCTTAGTCCTGAATCTTGATTAACAAGTTGTCTAAGATATAATCCTAATGTTTCATTTCCTTCGGCTGGCATTTCTCCATTAGCTATTTTAGAAATAATTGTATCCATATCATCCCCTGAATCTTGAACCATTTTGCTTAATACTTTTTCAGCCTCAAGTGACATCTTATTTCCAAATTTTCTTTTTATGCCCTCAATAACAGGCGCACCAAGTACACCTAACCCTTTAAATAAAGCACCACCACCTACAGACGATATACCCCCGATCGTAGCACCTTCAACAGCAGAGTCTAAAGTTTCTTGATTTAATCCTTTGTCCTCTTCTTGTGCGCCAATAGCTGTTAATCCACCAACTGCACCACCGCCTAATGCTAAATTTCTGCCTTTTCTAAGTAAACCTGATCCAGCTTTTAATATTCTTGTTTGGGGTATCATTGCAGTCCCAAGGGCTGCTGTCGTTCCACCAGCTATTTTCCCTGTAGTAGTAGTTCCGGGGAATTGTTCCTCATACGCTTTGAGGCTTTCCCTTATTTTATCTCTTTCATTAATATATCTATCTCTAAATACTTTATTAAATGGATTTAAAGCAAATCCAGATTTTAATGAGGCAAGAAGTTCATCTCCAAATTCAGCAACAAGGCCTTGACCAAATCCTCTAGTAAAAGCACCAGTTCTTGTTTTTTTTAGTTTTTTTCTTGCATTTTCTAAAGCAACTTGCTGACTTTTATTCATTGTAAAATCCTCAATCTTTAAATTGTATTTTATCTGTTGGGGTCATTGCATTCCATTCTTCTATGGTTACCCCTAATTTTATTGCTGTTTCTGTTCTTGTATCTTTTGTTGGTTCAGATGGATCTTGATTTTTCTTATCTTCCTTTTTAACTTCGTCAAGCACAGTAAAATCTGGTTTTTCTGCATCGCCTGGTGGAATACCAAACCAAATATATTCGGCTGGAATGCCTTGCTTTTGAGCAACATTTAATGCGCCATTATATGTAGTTACGGCTGACTTTGTTCTTGATTGGATTGCTTTGTAAGCCACAGTCATCATTTGTTCCCTAATTTCTCTAGGCAATGTAGCTGTCCTATTAGACATATCCATATTGGCTAAAATAATATTTTTAAGTTTTTGTCCAATGTTGCCAGAACTTTCCACAGCATCCATTTCTTCGCCTCTAACAACCGATCCGGGGTCTGTCGTTTTTACAAACGCTGTTATAAAAGCAAAAGTACCACCGGGTGTATTTTCAGGAAAGATAGAAAGCAACTGATTGTATGCATCCCTAGCCTCAACATACTTATTTAAATTAACTCTTAAATCATCTCTTAATTGATTAGAAAAAGCTAGTTGCTCTTTTGTCAAACTACCAAAAGCACCTTTGCTTGCTCTAGCCTGTGCAAGTTGCTGTTGCTCCATTCCAATAGACTGAGCCAACCCTGCATTTGGTCTTGTAGACATAGAATTTAAAATAAGCATCAAATCATTAGTGAGCATTCTTCTATCCATACCTCTAGCTGGATTTGTAAAAACATCCAACAAGCCACCAGATAGACTTCTTCTTTTTGAGGTTTGTGGCTGATCTTTTAAACCAAAAAAATCAGGACTTAATGATGCTAATTGTTGTGCAAACTTGATGCGCTCTCCCATACTTGTATTAAATATTCTTTCTTGTTCTGGAGTAATTTCACCTTCATAACCGCCTGGTCTTGATCTGAAAATAGCCCTTTCTATTGCTTTTGTAATATCAGGCAAAGTTTGTAGCGACCCAGCATTCATTTGATTAATTATATTTCCAAATCTTTGACCTGATAATGAATCGTAATATGGACTGCCAGGATTTAATTCCTGCCTTAAAAAATCAAGCTGTGTTTGGAAAGGATCAAAATCAGACATTCCTTCAATAAATTTATCGTAATTATCTTTTCTTCCACTTAATAATTGTGAAATGCCAAATGCTCCAGATTCAGGATTAACAGCCTCTGGATTTAAATTAGATTCAGCTCTTAAATTACCTACCAACCCAGATGCTAATTTAAGTTTCTGATCTGATGATAGTTGATCAAAATCATAATTAGGAAATTGCTGTCGTAAGAAAAAATTTACGGCTCTTAATTCTTGACTTGTTGGTTGATACGCCATTTTTGTTTCCCCTTAATTAGGCATCATTGCAGAGTATGGATTTGAATATTTATAAATTGCTAATGGTATTTGAAGAAAGTCCATTAACCCTGGTTGGTACTGCTCAGTTGTAATCCCTTGCGCTGGAATAATACCTAAAGACGCAAGAAGGTTTTGAAAACCTTGCTGTCCTTGTGTCGTAAACCCAGCAAATTGCTGTTGAGCTTTATCTGCTAATTGCTGTGCAATCATGCGTTCTCTTTCGGCACGCTGGTACGCTGTGTTGTCCATAGTATTTGCCATACCAAAACCGAGATTACTTAAATTTGACAATGCGCCAGCACTAGCTAATTGATTTTGCGCTGTTTGAAATCCTAGTTGGTTTGCATTGTTAAATTGATTAACAGCTTGCTGAAAATTAGCCTGATTTAGATTTGCGCTAAGATCACCAGCTTGCTTGGCAAATGCCTCATTTGTTAGGCTATCTGCAACACCATGCCTTGAACCACCATACGCTCCAGCATTCATTGCACTCGTTTGACCTTGCCCAATAGCTTTTTGCCTTGCAGTTTCAAGATTGCTTAAACTACGATCTAAAACATTCTGCGTGAAAGGATTCATAAACGGCTGTATAGCCTCATTTGAAAACTGAGTAGGCTGATAAGCCATAGCATTGTTTATGCCTGTCTGCGCCCCTTGCAGTCCTGTTGTGACTTGATTGTATATGTTATTTCCTGCTCCAGCCATAATCTACTCCTAATCTCTATTTAAATCGTCTGATGTTTGAGGCACAATAGGCATCCCAGTAACAGGGTTTATCATTCCTGCATTATCCATTGTCTGTGGCATAGCTGTTTCAGCCGTAAGACCTTCGATCCGTCTAAAAATATCAGGATACTCTTGTTTAAATCTATTCATTGTGTCTTGATATATATCAAAAGATCTAAACCCACGCAGACCCCCTTGTTCGACAGCCTCTGGTAATACGCTTTGCATAGGGTTCATTCCAAATGCTGATAGACCCAAATTTAAATTATTATTCAGACCTTGCGCTGGTGCAACAACATCAACCCCCATATAAGGCGAATAAGGTAAGTTCATTTCCTTAGCTTTTTGGATAGCTTCCAATACTTCTTTTTTCTGCCATTCAGGCATTTCCTGACGTTGTGTTGTTGTCCCACCTTTAGCCATATTATATCTCCTTATATAAAGTTGTGTGGGCGTGTTCCCACCCATGTTTCTTTAATGCTCTTGACCATCCAACTCTTCCTGACATTGTCAATTCTTTGCAACCTAATTGTTTGGCAAAGGCAATGACAGAGGAATGCATATCAGTAAGCTGATCCATATCACCACCACCCAGAAAAACATGGAAAACCTTTTTTTTGGGGTATTGCAGGACTTCTGTGACGATGCATCCCTTTTCCCCTTCCCAGAGTTGGTATTGTCCATTTTTAATCCCATCAAGTACATCAAGTAAGTCATGTGTTCCATGTGCATACTCCAAGGCATCTTCAATCCATTTTTGTATTTTAGTTTGCATAATTTCCTTGATTATAATTCCCAGTATTATAAGCGTTATCGTAGGATGCATGAGCCGAAGCTGACATTGAACTTAAAGCCACAATGTTTGCCCCTACACTTGTTGTTCCTGACAAAGATACAACTTGAAAAACTCCAGCGTTTGTGACTGTTAAACTGTATCTTGTTCCATCAGGACTTGATAAAATTAATCTTTCATTTCCAACAATTTCAATATCCTGTAATTTTTTTCTATTTAGGCTATCCTCAAATACAAGATTTCTATTTCTTTCTGTTTCAAAGTTTTGATCGTAATTACTTGGTGGTTGTTGTAAATTCATCTTTTTGAACCTGCAATTGCGTTAAGTCGGAAAGATCCAACACGCCAATCATTAGACGCATTTGTTAAACGCATTCTAATTTCACGACCTTGAAAACGTACACTAGTTGGATTTGCTAAAGTCACACTTCCATGATCTGTTTCAGAACCAGTTGGGAATAATCTTGTTTTAAAATTTGCTGTGACACTACCTAATGTTTTTTCATCAGGGATTACTTCATTAACTGCCATAATTCGATCTCCAGCACCTATCTGAATTGCACCAGATTCAACAAATGGCAATTCAGATGCAAATGTATAATCAGATCCTACTTCATGTTCTTGCAAAAAATGACCATGTGCAGAAATCGATCCAGAACCACCAGAAGATGATGTTATGTTTTCATTTTGAAAAGTTCCACTAAGAACAGTCACACTTATCAAAGGATTTGCACCAGAAGTGTCTACACCTAACACAGTAGCAGTCGCTGTTGAGTTTGAACCAGTGAGTGTGTCACCTACTGCAATTGTTCCTGTAATTGCACTAGAAAGCCTCAAAATATATTCACAGGTAGTATAAAGTGGAAGCGCAAAAGTTCCTACGTCAATCCCACTTGAACGAGCTAGTTTTCCAATTGCCCAAGTGTTTGTTTTATAATTCCAACTTGCATAGTTGTCACATTCTTCAGAATTCCCACTGGGATAAAAAAAGATGACTTCATCATATTTTGCGTTAGAAACAGCATGACATTTTGATTGTTGAGAAGTATTTAAATTTGAGTAAACATGATCTGAAACCTCACAAGGGATTTCCATTACTTGTCCACCTGAGAACCTAAAAAAACCTTGCTCACCCATCCAAACAACACCAATGTCGATAGACACAGACGCAAGGCTGGAAATAATTCCACACGATGTTCCTACTCGTTGGATTGAATGAATAAAAGGCTGTCCAATATATTGCGTTGCGTGACAATCATCTGTTGTCAAAATAACAATTCCACCTCTTGTTTTTTCAGCGCATACAATACGTCCAGTTGTTTGAAGTGTGATTTGCCCTGCCTGATTTGTGGCTGTGCTTGTCCAAGTATTGTTATCTTCTTGATCCGACCAGTAAACTTCTCTTGCTTGGAACGCCCATAAAAATCGTTGATCATCGACACAAATTGCTCGGACACTTGTTGGGGCATTGGATAAGACTTGTGCTGGAGTTCCAAGTGTTAATGCCCATTGATAGACCTTGCCGTCATCAGGACTGTTAGCAATAAGATTTTCTCCAAATGTGGAAAAAGTCCAGCCAGTCGAGGGCAGTAAAACTTGGTTTGTTGTTCCAGATAAAGATCGTGGCTCATTATAGTTTTGAGTATTGTAATATCCACTTCCATACCCAACCATACCAGTAGCATTGAGCTGACCAACTCCAAAGCTAGTTGGGGTAATGTCATAAATCGCCCCTGCTGGCATCCACACATAAAGTTTTTCGTAAGTTCCACCGACAACATATCGAGAACCAGAATTTGATTTCCACCCAAACAAACCTCTAATGGGGTA